CCCAAATGATGTTGGTCTCGACCTGCAACACCCCGGCCGCTTGCCTAGAAATGGTGGTGTCCGTGTCCGCCCCGACCTCGATGGTCTCGACCCGGAGCGGGGTCGTGATGCGCACCGTGTCCCAGCCGAAGCGCGCGATACTCGCAGCCGCGCTTACCCCATCCCCGACGTTGATATACAGATTGCCGCCGGTTGCGCCATCCCCCGCGTTGTAGATGCCGACATCCCCGAGCGGGTTTTGATGCGCGGCGCGAATGATCATGGTCCACGGTTCCGTGGCATCGCTCAGGAAGGCAACCTGCGCGGGGCTCCCCAAGTAGGTCCCGCCGCCGATACCGTCAAATATATGGTGCCCTGTCCACGTCGGCGCGATGGCCTGCGACAGCGGCTGGGCCCCGTCCGAGCGCAGGAACGTGGCGGCGGAGCCGTTGACGGCCGTGAGGCCGACCGTACCGGTCGGGTTGGCGCCGCGGGCTGATGGGACCCACTCGGTCCCGTTCCACATCAGCAGGTCGCCGGAGACGGGCGCGGTTGACGCGACGTCGTTCAGATCAGAGAGGACTGAGCCATCGTCGAGACCTTGCTTAATCAGCCTGAATCGACGAATTGGCATCGGGCCCTCAGAGTAGAAATGAAAAGGGCCGGACCCCGGAGAGTCCAGAGTCCGGCCCAGTTAGGTCAGAGCCCTTACGTGCTCGGGACCGCGATGGCGCGAGCGCCTTCGCTGCGGACCGTCTTGACGCCGTAGATGCGGTCAGCCGTAACCAGGGTGCCAAGGGCCTCCTGCTTGTACTGAGCCTGCGTCCGGACGCCCATCTGCTCCGCGAGGACGACTGCGTCCTTCTGGAAGAGCAGACAGATGCGGTACGGGATCGAGTTCAGGGACTCGACCGTCGCGCAGTTGGTGGACACGTACACTTCCGTGCCGTACACGTCGCCAACCAGACCGTTGCGGATGGAGTTGCCAGAGCCAGACTCACCCGTGAAGGCTTGCTCCGTGTACCGGGTGATGCCCAGCAAACGGTTCTTCTCGATCGGGGGTATGATCAGGCAGCGATCGCGCATCGGCACGTCACCGTCGTCCAAGGTCTGAAGGACCTTGCGCACGCCAGCGTCTGTGAGGGCCGCGCCGTTGCCGGTGCCAGTCCACGTTGCCGCTGTCGAGCCGTCGCTGCCAATGACAGCGCCGGAGTAGGCCGAACCGCTGTTCCACGTAGCCGCGAGGTTACGGAGATCGGTGTCGACCTGTGTGGCGAGGGCGTAGCCCGCGTCGTCGGTGTAGAACCGGCGCAGCGAGGGGAGACCCTGCACTTCCACGATGTCCTCGATGAGGAACGAGTACTCGTAGTGCTTGTTGAGGAGAACGTCGACGCTCGATGCCGATGCGACGACGAGGGTGACAACCGTGTTCGCGGCCTTTGCTGAGGCTGCGCCACGTGCCGGGACCGGCAAGTGGATGGTGTCGCCCTTCTTCTTGTTGTGGTTGATTCGCGCAACACGACCGGCGATCACAAGGTTCTTCTTGTAACCGGCGATCACATCGTCGGACCAGATTTCCGGGATGAAGTCATCCCCATCCGATACGTCGATGGTATTGGCAAAGTCAAGGGCTGTAGTAGCCATAGTGACTGTGTACCTTTGGTGAGAGAGCCCGGGATGGGCTCAACTTGGGGGGTTTACCTGACCCTCTTTTCCCGGTACGCCGGCGCAATTTCGCTCACGTAGAGTGAGTCGAACTTGTCCGGGTCGGAGATACGCATCTGGATCAGCTCCGCGCGCGACCAGATTTTCTTGCTGGACGCGCTTGTCGCCGCCGCCGCGTTTGTCGATCCGCCCCCTCGTACCAGTCCCGCTTGACGGGCTCTGGTGGTGGGCGTTGGCGCGGGGGTTGCCGCCGGCCTGCTCTCGCCGTAAAGCGAGAACAACTCGTCGGCCGCCGCAAAGTTCCCTTGCAGGGCGCCTTGAGCCAGATTCGCCCGGTAGGGGCTCTTCTGGACCCATTCGCTGAATGCTTGGTCCTTCATGACGTCTTGGTAGTCCGGATGCTTCTTCTCGAACCGATTGAGCAGAAGCTCGTTTTCGAGGCGAGCCGTCCGCTCTTGCATCGCCCAGTCCCGCTGTTCCGCGTCCGCCTTGATGGCGTTCGTGATGGCAGTGTCTGGATCGTTGAAGAGGGCATCTGTGGTGAGCTTCGGGCGCTCAGGCTTGGCCGGGCTCGGGTTGACAAGGTCGGCACGTCTAATGCCGATCAGCTCATCCGCCAACCGTCGAACCGTCCCGATCTCATTACGAGCGCGCCCCAGTTCGCTTTCGGCGTTCCGGTGCATCTCGACGATTTCGGTGACAGTCTTGCCGCGATATTTCTCGGGAAGGGCTGAGACGTTGTCCGCTACTGGTTCCGCGGCGACAGGTTGCGGAGCGAAGTCCGACGTGTCGTGTTGGGTGGCGGTGGTCTGGTCCTGAGTGGCTGCGGCAGCCGGGGTCTGGTCGTTTGACACTTCAAGTTCTCCCTAAGTGATCCGCCGGCGGGAATGCCGGTTGGGGATCATCGTCACAAGCAGGAGGTCGTGGGCTGGCTAATCGCCGTGGTCGCGCTTTCGCCGTTCTTCGATTTTCTTCTGCTGCGTACGTTTCCTGACCCACTTGTCCCCCATCGTCGAGAAGGCGGGGTCCACCCCAAGCCTCGGGTCGATACGGGGACAAGCGATCAGGCGCGTAGCGCCCGCTGTACCGCAGTTGGGACACTTGACCGATTCCGGTTGGTCCCTGGCGGCAAGCTCTTCAAAAACGTGGCTACAATGACGACACTCGAAGTCGTCCAATAGCATCTTCATTCGTAGAGTTCCAGCTGGTCTGCTGGCGGCTCTTGGTTTGCGCGGGTCTGCTCGCAGCGGGCCGCGGTACCGAGTAGCTCAGTCAGAGTGGCGATGGCGCCCTTCGCAAAGAACAGCGCCTTCTCGTCAGCTATGTTGAATGGTGCGCCCGCGCGGAACTGGTCTATCCTCTCCTGCGTCTCACGCATGAGGACATCCCAACCGGGGTGCTCGCAGAGGCTCTCGATCGCCTCCAACTCCTGTTTCTCCCGCTCTTCCATCTCAGTCTCCTGAGTACAGCTTCCGTCCGTCCTGCTTCACTTTCTCCAGCTGCGTCTTGGCCTGGAAGGCTTTGATCGCCGTGTCAGCCGCCCGCAACTGGAGGGCGTCTGCGCTCACGCGGTTCTGCTCTTCAAAGGCAGCGACCTCGCGCAAATCTGTCTGGTTGCTCTGGGCCTCCAGCTGGACCTCCAGCGGACGGACCTTGGCCTCTACTTGGGCGAGCTGGGCCTGTGCGATGGCGCGCTGCGCCTCGGCCTTGGCCTTGATCGCCTTGGACTCTTTCTCCCCGACCTCGGCTTCCATGCCGCGCATCTGGAGCTGTTCCATGTACTCGGCTTTCTTCTGCTCCTCCTCGCTGGGCGGGGGCGGGTGCAGCATCGCGTCGATGGCCTTGATGACCTCAGCCTTGTGCGGACTCGACGTATTGTCGAATACGGCCTTGACCATCGCCATGAACGGCGGGGACTCGTTGGGGACCAAGGAGATGATCTGAGTCATCTGCTGGGTCTCCAGCTCGCGGGCCATAACGCCCAACGTGCCTACCACGGTGAACTTGTAGTCCTGCGGGAACTTCGGGGAGAACTGCACGTACCGCCACATCGACTTGGTGATGAGGGGCCGCAGGAAGTTCCGCTCGATGTTCTGCATCGTGCGGCGGGCGCGCTTGACGAAGGCCGAGTGGACCATCGCCGTTTTCTGAGCGCCGCTGTCCGCTGAGTAGTTGGCGGCCTGATCCAGCGCACCGGTGGCGGTCTGGACCATGCGCTCCATGTCCTGCGCGTGGGGGAACAGTTCCGGGGCTACCGTGCCAAACTGGAACGGCTGGAGGATCTGAGATGGGTCGCCGGTGGTGGGCCAGAACTTGCCGGGCCACACACCGAGGTTCATGCCGCGCGGCAGGCGCGAGACGTCCCCGGACACCATCGGGTTCGCCACTAGGGCGAGTGAGTCGATGCGTGAGCGAATGCAAGCGTCCGCGGCTTTCTGCGAGTTGTACGCTTTCTCCGGCACCCCACGCCCCCAGAAGTACCCGGGAATCGTATCGTGCTGGTAGGTGATGAAGCAACGGTCGCCCATCATGAAGGGGTTGGTCTTGGCACCGATCACCTTGCACTCATTGGCAATAGTGACGATTGTCTCGACCAACAGTTCGTCCTCTTCCATGTCCTCTGCCATGTCAAGCACGCTGGGCTTGTCGTGGTCGAGGTACTGGACGAGGTACTTGGCCGGGACCTTCCCGTGCCACTCGGTAATCTTGACCCCCTCCGCGACCTGTGACACCTCAGTGGTGTAGAGGACCCCGCCCTGCGAGTTGGGGTCGGAGGCGGACGGGTCCCACTTGTAGATGGAGGTTTGCCGGTAGAGCCCGTCCTTCATCCCTTCCTTGATCTCATGGATGGGGACGATGGTCTCATGCGCCATGCCGAGCATCTTGGCGATGTCGTCACTGGTCGGGTCGGGTACGAACTCGTAGGGCTCCAGCGGGATCAGCTCCACGCGAGCCTCGTCAGCGGAGAGCACCTGCCGGGTGCCATCCTCGTTGTTCAGCAACGACTTGACCGGCTTGAGGTAGACGTTCAGCTTGGCGACGGCGGTGCCGTACACCGCAGCGACCAGAAAGGCCCGGGCACACGCTGCCGGGACGTCCTCTTCCTCAAGCAGTTCGCGGAGCAGGTCTCGCGCCGCGATGATCTCCAGCCGCTGCGCTGGATCTTCCATCTCGGCCACGTCCTCGTCGATGTCGAACCACTGCTCGCGGCCGAATACGGCCTCTTCAATCTCGGCTACGGTCGAGTCTACCGCTTGCATCGTGGCGGGAGTGATGATACGCGACCGCTCACTCTTCCGGTTCTTGTCCTCGCCCGACCACTCGCCGCGCCAGATGCGGGCGTACTCGTCCCACTTCGCGATGCTTCTGGTCACGGAAGTCGCGCCACGGGGTGACGTGCTTCATGACCCACGAACAGAGTGCGGAACCGACTTCCGACGAGTCGTAGGTCTCTAGTCCGCCCTGCTGCTGTGCGACATCTT